ATTTGTTTAAACTAGGACCAGTTATTGGTCTTAATGCCGCTATCCTAAGCGATTTTGTTGATTATACCGCATTTAATCGTCTCAAGGATATTGGCATTAAGTATCTAGGTGAACATCCTAAATCTAGTCCTATCCCATGGTTTAATAAGCATGTCAACATCGGCAAGAAGCAGTCGGCACTTCAGGAAACTGAAAGTACGAATTATGTTATTGGGGTAATGTCGGACTCTGTAACATACGAAGAATTACCGGACTTGTAAAATTATGTCTTATTCAGCTGCCGTAATTGACCACTATGAAAACCCTCGTAATGTGGGTAAGTTTGAAATCGACGATACAGTTGGTACAGGTATGGTCGGGGCCCCTGCTTGCGGGGATGTGATGAAATTACAGATAAAGGTAGATGAAAATGGTATTATTAGAGATGCTCGTTTCAAGACATATGGATGTGGTTCAGCAATTGCCAGTAGCTCGTTGGTTACAGAGTGGGTTAAAGGTATGCATATTGATGATGCTATTAAACTCAAAAACAATCAAATTGCAGAAGAACTAGCCCTGCCCCCAGTTAAGATACATTGTAGTATTTTGGCAGAATCAGCAATTTCTGCAGCCGTTGAAGACTATAAAAAGAAACATAATATAATTTAAAAGGAAAATAAAAATGAAAGTTGTTGTATGGAGTAAGTATCACTGCCCATATTGTGATCAGGCCAAAGCATTGTTAGGTCAACGTGATATCGCATTTGAAGAACGTAAAATTGGTGATGGATATAGTAGAGAAGAATTGCTAGAAGCAATCCCAACTGCCCGGTCAGTTCCACAAATTATTATCGACGATGTGGTAATTGGCGGCTTTACTGAATTAAAGGCACATTTAAATGGTTAATGGGTTTGATAAAATCAAAGAAGCTCTAGCAAACATTAAACCAAACGAGTTTAAATGGGCAGACGAGACAGAGATTGCAACTCAAGAAATTGAGGAAGCAGCATCTAATACTATTACCCTCGATACATCATTATGGAATACATCAAATTATACTATAAATTCTACAGGTTCCGCTGGTCAGTATCTATATAACGGAATGAATGGAACTACTTGGAGCAGTGCTCCAAGTATAGTAACATCGTCATCTACCCCCCCATCATTAAGTGTCAGCGGCGATGCTAACTTTGAGGGTGATGTTAAAATCAAAGGCGTTAGTATTGCCAAAATATTAGATGATATACAGAGTCGGTTGGCCATACTAGTGCCAGACCCTGCCAAGTTAGAACACTTTGAGGCACTAAAGAAAGCCTACAACAATTACAAGACTCTAGAAGCCTTGTGCGATTTACCAAAAGAAACAAAGGAATAAAATGCTAATCAATGTCAGTAAGAATTTCTCCAGTGGAGATGTAGTAAGTATCAAACTAATCAACGGTGATGAAATTATTGCTAGGTTTGAAAAAGAGGACGCAGATACTGTTACAGTTAGTCGCCCTCTAGCATTGACCATGAACGGTCAAGGACTTGGAATGATTCCTTGGGTGTTCTTAGGTAAAGACTCTGCTGTTACACTTAGCAGAAGCAACACATTTTTTGTTGTAGAAAGTAAGGGCGAAGCAGCTAAACAATATCTAGAAGGTACTACTGGTATTGCATTGAGTTAAATAAGTGATAGGAAATTAACTTTATGCCATACCAGCCAGGATCAGTAGCACACGGGGTAGTTCACGTAGCTGACGTTTATCATACCGGGAATGTTTATATAAACAATACATTAGTAGCATTGTGGAAACCCCCTGGAGAAAGCGGAACATTTGGTAGTGTCAGTGTTAGTGTTGCAGTGGCTTTAGATTCCACAGTTCAAGCCGCAGCAGCTAGTCAGATAGATTCACTAATAGCACAACAAGTTACAAATCCAGGACAACCGGGCCCGTCATATAGTGCAGCGGCCACAGCTGATGGAGTTAAGGGCAATGCAGGCGCCGGAACAGTTGATGACAGTACAACATCAACAACTGCAACATCAAGTATTTCAACTGATAGTACTTTTACAAGCATTGTTCCATTCTTAACACAGTGTCTTGATGAGGCAGCACAAGGTAAATGGAGAGAAACCGGCCAAGGCGGTAAACCAAGTAATCCTACTATTACAGGAATTTGGCAAAATTTAGGATATCCAAAAAACAACCCGTGGACTACAGATCAAACTGCTTGGTGTATGGGATTTGTAAATTATGCCCTTAAAAGTTCAGGCTATAGATATTTTCAAACTGCCAGTGCAGCCGCAATTACAACTAATCCAGAAAAATGGGGTGCCACATCGGTTCCAAAGAATCAAGCTCAGCCCGGCGATATTGCATTTTGGAGTTATAGGCATGTTAACTTTGTTTATACTGCGGTAAATGGAAAGTATACATTTGTAGGCGGCAATCAAACTCCTAGCGGTGGTAAAAATAATCCAGATGATGGCGATCTAACTAAGTCATATCCAAACGGAATGACCGCAGATAATGCAAATTGGGTAAGTTGCTGGCGCCCAACTAAAACATAATGGTTGACAAGTTGACTAAAACACAGTATAATAAATACATAAAGAAGGCAAAGTAATATGGTAAAAGGTAAGGTAAAATGGTTTAATAATTCCAAAGGTTTTGGATTTATTGTTCCAGAATCGGGTAGCGATGATGTGTTTGCACATTATAGTCAAATTCAAATAGAGGGATACAAAAGTTTGAAACCAGACGATCTTGTAGAATTTGAAATCATCGATGGTAAAAATGGAAAACAGGCTCAAAACATTCAACTAGTAAAGTAAGGATTTATCATGTACAAATATACAGTTTGGATTAGACTTAATCAATATCAAACCGCCAATGTTGTGGTTAATGCAGATAATGATTGGCAAGCCAAAATGATTGCCGAATCACAATATGGTTCAGGTACTGTACTTAACTACAGCCGGATTGATTAAATATTATATCTTGTAGGGCTAAAGTTGCATAGCGGCTTGGGGTAGTGAAAAACTACATCGGCTAGGCGGAGGCTATATTCAATCCCTAAGGAGTCCGTCATTTCAATAAAAAAATTATGTCATGTAAAAATCTAACCCTAATGGAAAGACTTGCTACACAAGTTATTAGGAAAAAGAAATAAGTAAAAATGAAATTAGCGGTATTTTATCACATGACCGACTTTCCTGTCGGTCGTCCTATTATTGAATCTCAAATTAATACAATTGTTAATTCAGGTATTATAGATCATAGTGAATTGTTTTTTTATTGCAATTATGACATTGCTAACTATGATTGGTTAAAGGATCGATTAAAAGATTATAAAAATATATCTTATATTGATCAACGTATAAAACCAGAAGATTGGGAAATCCCTACACTTAAACGTCTTAAAGAATATTGCGATAATGTTTCTGAAGAAACATATGTGTTATATATACATCAGAAAGGTATAACACATATGGGTAATCCATCAGTAGATGATTGGCGCGATTTAATGATGTATTTTAATGTTACACAATGGAAAGATTGTGTTGATAAATTAGATCAAGGATATGATACTGCTGGAGTAATATGGCGAGGTGATTATCACCATTTACATTATAGTGGAAATTTTTGGTGGGCAACTAGTAGCTATATTAAAAAATTGCCGCCATTCCGGATGCCAGAAGACAATAATTATTTTGGTCAATTTAATTTTGGACCGCATGGCTATATGCATAGAATGGATGCAGAATTTTGGATCGGCTTAGGAAAGCCAAATGCATATAGTTTCCATGAGTCACACGATAACAATACTAATCACTATCAAACTAGATACCCTCCTGCTCTCTATGTAAAATAATTAATCTGCTTTGGCAGGTTTTCTTTATTAAAAGCCAATATCTTATTGACAGCGGCTTTAAAAAGCATATATAATATAACACGCTGACGCAAAAGGCAAATAATTAAAGGAATTACAAATGAAAAAAATTGCGCTGATCACAGGCATCACTGGACAAGACGGAAGCTACTTAGCAGAACTTTTGCTAGAGAAAGATTACGAAGTTCATGGCTTGGTTCGTAGATCTAGCACAGGATTAAACACTGCAAACATTGAATCGATTAAAGATAAAATACATTTTCACTATAGTGATTTAACAGATTGCGCTAATTTAAATGATATTCTTTTAAAAGTTAAACCAGATGAAGTATATAACTTAGGCGCTCAAAGTCATGTAAGTGTTAGTTATGATTGCCCAACTTATACAGGCGATGTAAATGCAATCGGTGTTTTAAAATTATTAGAAGCAGTTAAGAAACTTTCTGATCATAAGGAAGTTAGATTCTATCAAGCGTCAACTAGTGAGTTGTATGGCAAGGTTAAAGAAATTCCACAAACAGAAAATACTCCATTCTATCCAAGAAGCCCATATGCAGTTGCAAAATTGTTTGGCTATTGGATCACAGTAAATTATCGTGAGAGTTTTAATTTATATGCATGTAATGGTATTTTGTTTAATCACGAAAGCCCACGTAGGGGATCAGAGTTTGTAACACGTAAGATTGTACTGGGAATGATCCGTACACACCTTGGCCTCCAGGACATTCTAGAATTAGGCAACTTAGATGCACGTAGAGATTGGGGACATGCCAAGGACTATGTTGTTGCAATGTGGGCGATCCTACAACAAGACACACCTGAAGATTTTGTTATCTCTAGTGGTGAAGAGCATTCAGTTAGAGATTTCTGTAATGATGTTGCTACATATCTTGGATTTGAAATTGAATGGCAAGGTACTGGATTAGATGAAATCGGCATTAACAAAACTACAGGTAAGACAGTGGTTAGAGTAAACTCAGATTTCTATCGCAGGGCTGAAGTGCCGAATATCTTCGGTGATTGCTCTAAAGCGCACACAAAGTTAAACTGGAAACCTGCTTACACATTTAAAGATTTAGTTTTTGAAATGTGTGAAACTGAAATGAAAGCCCAACAACATGCAATCGCCAACAGCTAAAATATACGAAAGTCCTGATAAAGGAAAAACTGTTTATGTTAGAGACTTTGGAAAACTTGAGCGGACGCTTCTTTCCAAAGACGAACGAGTTATTATAGTAACTGGCGGATTTGATCCGTTACATTCTGGACATATTGCATATTTTAATGCTGCCAAAGCATTAGGCGATGTACTAGTTGTAGGCATTAATTCAGATGCTTGGTTGAAAAGAAAAAAAGGCCGAGCATTTTATACTTGGCAAGAACGCTTTGCTATTATTAGCAATCTAAGTATGGTAGACCATGTCATTGAATTTAATGATGACACTAATAATTCCATTAATGCTATTGAACTAATTAAAAAACAATTTCCAGTATCAAAAATAGTATTTGCTAATGGTGGAGATAGGACTAGTGAGAATATTTCAGAGATGTCTGTAGAAGGCGTATCATTTGAATTTAGTGTCGGTGGCGATAATAAAATGAATTCATCATCGTGGATACTTGAAGAATGGAAGGCTCCTAAAACTTCTCGTGAATGGGGATACTATCGTGTATTACATGAGCAAGGTAAAGAAATTAAAGTTAAAGAATTAACTGTAATGCCAAAGACTTGTTTAAGTATGCAAAAACATAAAGACAGAGCAGAGCATTGGTTTGTCGCTGAAGGTACTGCAACAGTATACACATTAGATAGTGCTAGTACAGATATGGAATTAGTTGGTAACTTTAATAAGTTTCAAAATTTACATATCAGTAATGAGCAATGGCACAAGCTATGCAATGAAACTGATTTACCATTACGAGTTATAGAAATTCAATATGGTGATAAGTGTATTGAAGAGGATATCGAACGCAAATGATTAACGTACCCGCTAGCATCGGCGAACTTGTAGATAAGATCACAGTTCTTAAGATTAAATCTATGGAAATAACCGATGCTGATAAATTAAAAAACATTACAAAAGAATATGATGTATTAACTGCTTTACCTGAATTTATAAATGTTCAAGAAAAGTTTGCCAAGCATCTAAAAGATCTTCTTACTGTAAATTATAAAATATGGTTCGGTGGCGAAGATATTAGACGACTTGAAAACGATAATAACATCGGCGAAGAATATCTTGAAACATCGAGAATGATATTCAAAATGAATGACAAACGAAGCAAAATTAAAAAGGAAATAAACATCCTTTGCAATTCTGAACTAATTGAAGAAAAATCTTATAAGGACTAATTATGAAAAAATTACTTGAACTCGGCAATCACTATGTAAGTGATTTTATTAAAGAAGACAGCGAAATGGAGGGACGTACAAAGTATAGTTTAGATCTATACCTAGATGAAGACCTAGGAGCTCCTCGATTAATGAACATTGCGCCAGCACATACCATGTGGGGCAAATATTGGTACCGTAGTGCTATTAATACCAGCATGACTATTGAACTTCAGGGGATTGTTAAAGAAATTACTTCTAGAGTTAAATTAAAAGATGATGATATTTGGCTTGACATTGCGTGTAATGACGGAACATTGTTAAAAGCTGTACCAAACAACTTAACCAAAGTGGGTATTGATCCATGTGACGAATCTTTCTATGCTGAAAGCAGTAAAGTAGCCACTGTTGTCCAAGACTTCTTTAGTAAGGATGCATGGAACAAAACACCATTTGCAGATAAGAAAGCTAAAGTTATTACTTGTATTGCGATGTTTTATGATTTAGATAATCCACATCCATTTGTACAAGACTTGTATGATATTCTTGACGATGATGGTGTTGCTGTTCTTCAAATGAGTTATACTCCATTGATGATGAATCAATTGGCATTTGATAATATCTGTCATGAGCATGTGTATTATTATGACCTAAAGAGCATCAATAAACTATTTTCACAACATGGTTTCCGTGTTGTTGATTGTAGCGTTAATGATACAAATGGTGGTAGTTTTAGAATTTACTTCCAAAAAGAAACTGCACTAGTTACTAGTTTTGGAACTTCTCCTTTGCGTGATGTTTGTGATTATCGTGTAGAAACTATTCTTAATTATGAAACTAATGTAGTTGATATTTCGAGTGCGGCAGCATGGGATGATTTCAAACTTAGACTTGATACATTAAAAAATAATGTTAACTCGTTTATTAATACAGCCAAAGCTGAAGGTAAAAAGGTATATGGGTATGGTGCTAGTACTAAAGGTAACACGTTGTTACAGTACTTTGGGTTAGATAGTAGCCATATTGCTGCAATTGCAGAGCGTAGTCCGTACAAATTTGGATACAAAACGATTGGAACAAATATTCCAATCATCAGCGAAGAAGAAATGCGTGATGCAAATCCAGATTATGCACTAGTTCTTCCATGGCATTTTATCAGTGAATTCCAAACTAGAGAACGAGCATTCCTAGAGGCAGGTGGTTCCTTTATCGTACCATGTCCTGTTTTTGAAATTATTTCAAAATAATTAAGGAATTTAATAATGAAAAAGGGATTGTTTGTTAATACTAGAAAAGCAAATTGTAGCATTTATAGTAGTGGATTGATGATATACAATGCATTAAAAGACAGCGTCGACTATGAACTAACATATAAAGAAATTAGTCATATAGATGTTAATTCATTACATAGCGGTAATTATAAACCTTATGACTTCTATATTTTTAATTACCATCACAATACTATGCGGTTACATGAAGGAGTAGATTCCAGATATTTTGTAAATCTACCAGGCAAAAAGATTTGTATAATTTTAGAGATGACAGCAGATGATCCTTTTATCTTTATGCGTCCTGAAGGCTTTGATGAGTTTCTTGTTTTAGATCCAACATTTGAATCTAAACAAAATAATATACATGCTTTCTCTCGTCCACTTTCTAATTTTAGAAGTATTAAACACTATGATAGTATACCAGAAGTTCCTGTAATTGGAAGTTTTGGATATGCAACTTTTGACAAAGGGTTTCATTTAATTGCAGCAGCAGTTTCTCATGAATTCGATAAAGCAATACTTAGAATAAATCTTCCTCCGTCAACATTTGCAGATGTTGCAGTCAATAGACACTTTGGTGCTGATTACAAAACAATGATTGAAGATCAATGTAGAGCAAATTTAAAAGTCGGTATCGAACTACAATTTACACGTGACTATTTTTCTGATGACCAATTAATTGATTGGTGTGCAGAAAATACGTTAAATTGTTTTTTCTATACCAGAGACCTGCCGGGATTGGCGGCGACTACTGATCAAGTAGTAATGTCAGGCGCACCGTTATTAGTTTCTTCTAACACTACATTTAGACACATCCATAAATATGTACAACCTTACCCAGCACAATCATTGAAAGACGCAATTCTCAATGGTGCTCAAAATATTGAACAAATGCAAAAAGATTGGTCGCCTGAGGCTTGCAAAGAAGTATTAAAAAGTATAATATAAAATTATTAGGATAAAAAATGAAAACAGCATTAGTATTAGGCGCCGGTGGATTCATTGGTGGGCACATTGTTAATCGTTTAAAAAAGAATGGCTATTGGGTTCGTGGAGTTGATATTAAAAAATGTGAGTTTGAATCAACTCAAGCAGATGATTTTTTACTCGGAGACTTGAGAGAGCAATACGTAGTCCGGAGTGCTGTTGATAGAGGATTTGACGAAGTATATCAATTAGCTGCTGACATGGGTGGCGCAGGCTATATTAATACAAATTTATACGATGCAGATGTTATGCATAACAGTGCCATTATAAATTTAAATGTATTAGATGCGGCACATCGAAGAAATGTACCACAAGTATTTTTCAGTAGTAGCGCCTGTGTCTATAATGAAGAACTACAGCTAGATACTCAAAATCCTGATTGCAGAGAAGCGTCTGCATATCCTGCACACCCTGACAGTGATTATGGATGGGAAAAACTATTCACCGAAAGATTAATTATGTCATATAATCGTCAACATGGTATGGAGAATAAAGTTGCAAGATTCCATAACATATTTGGGCCAAATGGAACATGGCAAGGTGGTAGAGAAAAAGCGCCAGCGGCAATATGTAGAAAAATTGCATATGCAAAAGATGGGGACGAAATTGAAGTATGGGGCGATGGGGAACAAACTCGAAGTTTTCTTTATATAGACGATTGTGTTGAAGGCGTTATGCGTTTAATGAAACATAAAACATTCAATGGTCCAGTAAACTTAGGTTCAGATCATTTAATTTCAATCAACGACCTAGTAACATTAATTGCTAGTATTGCAAAAAAAGATATAAAAATTAAACACATCGATGGCCCCCAAGGCGTGCGTGGTAGAAATAGTAATAACGATTTAATTAAAGAAAAACTAAAGTGGAAGCCACCACAAGATTTGAAAAAAGGACTAACTGCTACGTATAACTGGATTAACAATCAGGTACATACAACATGAAAATTATATTGCAAAATTGTTATGCAGACAATTATATTTCTTTAGGAAATTTAACTTGGCATAAAAATAAAATTGCATATGCGGCTAAGCATGGATACGACACTAGATTAAACATCTATCAAAATGAAGCTAATACCCCACATTCATTATCATTTCATGGATTTAAAAAGATATATCATCTACAGAAAATCTTTAATGAGGACAATCCTGATTGGGTGTGGGTAACAGGATGTGATTCTATAATCACAAACTTTAATATAAAATTGGAATCAATTATCGATGAAAATTTTCATTTCATTATTGCAAAAGATGTGAATGGAATTAATATGGATAGTTTTCTAGTTAAAAATTCTCAAGAGGGTAGATCTTTTATAGACCTTATTGCATCAAACTATGAAAAATATAAAGCTCATTGTTTAGCTGAACAACAATGTGTGATTGATAATCTAAAAGAATTTAACAATATTATAAAAATAGTTCATCAAAAAACTTTTAATTCATATGATTATGAAATTATGTATAAAGAAAGAGTTATTTATCAGCCTCCTCCATGGGAAGGAATGTGGAAACCTGGGGATTTGTTAATTCATTGGCCCGGAATGTCATTAAGTAGACGATTGCAATTGGCTGAAGAATATTCTCAACACGTTATATTATGAAAATCTTTATCACAGGATCGACTGGATTTATAGGTCTAAACTTAATTAGATACTACAATACCACAAACACTATTATCGAGTACAAACGTGGTGAATGTATATCGACTGCATTAAATAATTGTTGTCCAGATTTAATTTTTCATTGTGCAGGTGAGATTTATAAAGATAATCTTATGATATCAACTAACGTTCTTATGACTAAAGATATTCTTGAGTACGTTAAATTAAATCCAAAAACTAAACTGATATATATAGGGTCAAGCAGTGAATATGGAAAAGTCCCTAGAGCAAGTGCAGAAACTGATAGGATAAATCCTGTAGATATGTATCAAGCAACTAAGGGCGCTGCTACATTACTATGTCAAGGTTATGCTAGACATTATGATTTAGACATAAAGATTGCAAGACCATATAGTGTATACGGAAGATTTGAAAGAAGTCATCGACTATTTCCTACTATGTGGAGGTCATTCTTTAAAGATCAAGAGATGACACTATGGCAAGGATATCACGACTTTATTTACATTGATGACTTTATTCGTGGTCTAAATATTATTGCTAACTCTGAAAAGAATCCAGGTGATATCATTAATCTAGGTTCTGGAATACAATCGCCTAATTTTGGCAAAAATGGTGTCTACGACATCTTTAAAGAGTTGACAAATCGCAAAGGCAATGTTAATATAATGCATACGCTAAGTAAGAACTTTGAATCGGAAGTATGGAAATGTGACACTGAATATGCCAAAAGTGCATATGCGTTTGAAGCAAAATACATATTAAGAGACGGTATCAAAGAATTTTTAGAATACACAAACTAATAGGAAAATATGAAAAGACAAATTAATACAATTCGAGGAAATACAATAGAAATTCAATCTGAAAATGTCGCTACCAATGCTCATTTTGCTAATGGTACTAATTACGCAGACTTTATTATTGGACAGATGAACATCAAAAATATGTACGCAGACATTGTTCCGAAAGGAAATGATCTAACTATTTTAGATATTGGTGCAAACATTGGACTATTTTCTTTGCATGTATCAGATTGTGCTAAAGCAATCTATGCAATAGAACCAACTCCTGCTCACTTTGAAATTCTAAGTGAACTGACAGAAGCACATTCAAATATTCATCCGCAAAATCTTGCGTTGAGTGGAGAAGATGGCGACATTACATTATATCTCTCTACAGAAAACTCTACAATGAATAGCATTGCAAATAGATACGGCGCTGAAGTTGTTGTTTCTGGTAAAAAGCTATCATCTGTTTTAGACATGCTAGGATTAGATTATGTTGATTTTATCAAGTGTGATATTGAAGGCAGTGAAATGATTGCAATCAATGATCAGACAATTGGAGAAACAAAGGATAGAGTTGGTGCATGGTTCATTGAATCTCACAATACATCAACTGGCTATACTCATGACAATAGAAATAGACTAAAAGAAGTGTTTGAAAAAGCTGGATATCAAACAGAATATTATGAAGCGGATGGTCTCCGCGTTTTCAAGTCGTAATCAAATGAAGACTGTCTTTTTTGCCTGGATAACAGAAGACTTTAAAGATACGGTAGTAGACTTTAAAGGATTCTATAAAAGTTTCAAACATTTTCATCCTGATATCGATTTAAAAATCTACACAGATGATGATATTGCAAAAGTCTTTGGATCAGAACCTTGGATAATGCACAGTACATGTAAAGCTGCCTTTGCAAAAAAACTTTATGAGCAGTATGACCTTGTCGTAAATGTAGATGCAGACTTTTACTTTTTCGATAGATGCCATGAAATTTTAGAAGCAGACTATGATATTGCAGCATGTAGCAACTACAATGCAAAAATGAATGTTGGGATAGAAAAGAAAACAATAGACGGATATGATATTCCGTATGTTAGTGAAATTGAATACGTTCAAGCTGGCCTAGTTGCAAGCACAAGCAAAGAATTTTGGGATGAATATTACAACGTTACGAGAGACTTAGGATTAAAATTGCGATTGTATGAAAATGATACTCTAAATATTTTATGGCACAGTGGAAAATATAAGACTAAATTACTAGATGGTGACTATGATTACAGAAGCACTAAATTTTTGCGATATTATAATTGTGCAAGTTTAGGTAGAGAAAATACATGTAGCCTAGTTAATGGACAAGTAATTCTAGATGGAAAACCTATGAGAAGTTATCATGTGGCACATGGGAATCCAATTTCTGCGCCAGGCGGCAGAGCAAGAAAGCCGAGACTAGATGAACTTTTTTCGCCAGAAATTGTGAATTGGTTTAATAAAACAATAATGAAAGATGATCATGCATCAAATTGAAAAGAGAATTGTGGATATTACATATCAAGAAAAATTATGCCATCTAAGCAGTTGTCTTAGTGCATGGCCCATCATTCATGAAATTTATAATATCAAGAAAGAGGATGATGTATTCATCCTCAGTAATGGACATGCTGGGCTGGCACTATATTGTGAACTTGAATTTAGATATGGAATTGATCCAGTAATGCTCCTTCATAAGCATGGAATTCATCCAGGAAAAGATTTGGAGAACAAACTATATTGCTCTACCGGCAGTTTAGGTTCTGGACTTCCAATTGCAGTGGGTCATGCATTAGCTAATAAAGATAAATCTGTCTACTGTATGATTAGTGATGGCGAATGTGCTGAAGGTAGTATTTGGGAATCACTTGCATTTATTAATAAACAAAAACTTAATAATATTCATGTTTACGTAAATATTAATGGCATGGGTGCATATGAATATATCGATGTTGAGAATCTATCAAATAGGCTTAAAGCGTTCCTGCCTACAATTAATTTAAGAATAAGTTTGCCAACTGATTTGGGTTTCACAAAGGGTCTTGAATCTCATTATCATGTAATTAAACCTGAAGAGTATAATACATTATGAGAAAAACATGCATGAATCTCCTGTCACAAAAGATGACAGAAAACAAAGATGTGATTTTGCTTACCGCAGATTTAGGATTTGGATTGCTCGATGTGGTGCGTGATACACATCCAGACAGATTCTACAATGTTGGTGCAGCAGAGCAATTACTGATTGGTGCTGGTATCGGCCTTGCTGAGCAAGGTAAAATTCCTGTTTGCTATAGTATGAGTAGTTTTGTTCTATATCGTCCATTCGAATTCTTGCGTAATTATCTTGATGCAGAAAATATTCCAGTCAAACTAATTGGAAGTGGAAGAAATAAAGATTACTCTCATGATGGACTATCACATTGGGCACATGATGCAGATGAGATCCTAGCATGTTTGCCAAATATCAAGATATATAAACCACAATCGTTAGAAGAGTTAACGGATCAATTTGACGACTTTATAACTAATAAAAATCCATCGTTTTTAAGTTTAGCTAGAAAAGTTTTTTAAATTTAATAGAATAAATTACCAAATTCTCTTGCGTTTTAGTATAAAAAGGGTTCCTTGAGGAACCCTTTTTTGTTGGAAAAATTACTCTTGCTTTTTTATTAATTCTGTTATATAATAGTAACATATCAACAATTGAGTTTTTGTATGTCATTTCATCTTGCAGGACCCGCACTGACCACTAATGGAAAATCACGAGGTAAATTTAAATTCCGTAATGCTGAAGCAGCTCGTAAACATCGAGAGTTAGAATCAGATTGGAAAGATTTGCTCAAACGTCAAGGTATTGAGCAAGAAGAGAAAAAAAGAAAAAGAGCAATGGTTGCTGAACCCTTAGTCTACAAACTTGAAACTCCAATTGGACGTACAAATACAAAACATATCCCTAGTAGGGATAGTGGGGGTGTGGCTATTCTTAAACCTACACAGATGTATACTGGAACTGAAATGTTAGGAATATCCCAAATGGCCAAATCAAACGCCGTGCCTGTATTCAATAGTGATCACATTGTAGATATTGCCCGAATGAGACGTTAATACACTGGTAATAAGATGATATGTATAATCAAACCAGGCAAAATTACGCCGATAAATACCTTATGAAACCTACACTCATTGAAAAATTTATAGCATACCTAGCACTACTAAGTGGATTATCAATTTCAGCAGTAGCAGTTTATTATAGCGTAGTAGGTCTTACTGCTATTTTTGCCGCGGCTATTATTCCTATTATCATTATGGGAACTACATTAGAAATCAGTAAGTTAGTAGCCACAGTTTGGCTCAAACAAAATTGGAAGACTGCTCCACTTTTAATTAAAACATATCTTTTTACTGCTATTGTGGTATTGATGATCATTACCAGCATAGGAATCTTTGGATTCTTAAGTAAGGCACATAGTGATCAAAATTTAGTTAGTGGGGATGTTATCAGTAAGATTGCAATATATGATGAAAAAATTAAAACCAGTAAGGACAATATCGATGCAAACCGTCAGGCTCTTAAACAGATGGATGAAGCTGTGGACCAGGTCATGGCAAGAAGCAGTTCGGAAACAGGTGCGGACAAAGCAGTTGGGCTACGCCGCTCACAACTTAAAGAACGTGCCCGCCTTCAGTCTGAGATCCAAGCCGAACAGAAAACTATTGCCGCACTTAGCGAAGAACGTGCGCCAATTGCGGCCGAGGTCCGCAAGGTAGAAGCTGAAGTAGGACCAATAAAATATATAGCCGCATTCTTCTATGGTAACACTGATCCTAGTGTTTTAGAAAAATCAGTTACGTGGGTTATCATTACATTAATTGTGGTGTTTGATCCATTAGCAGTTATACTATTATTAGCTAGTCAAACAAGTTTTCAAGAGTTTAGAGACCGTAAAAATTTAATGCTCGATTATGAACCTGATAACGGACCATTAACAGATCAACAAACTGAACAATTAAAAAAATTAGCGGAGGATGACCGTCAAGAACCTACTAACGTAGTTAGTGTTGGCACTACTATTACACAATTTGAACCTATTGATTGTAACAAGTGTGAAACTGAACTAATTAATGTACCAGGTATAGGATTATTCTGCCCTAACAAAAAATGTGGTGTAATTGAAGAACCTGTGTACGAGCTGGATAATGTTCCAATAACTAATATTCAAATTGAACAAATTAAAGAATCAGTATATATTCAAAATGAAGAACAAAACGAAAGCAATCTTTGGTCGTCTAATTTAATAAGCAAAGAAGAATATATAAAGACCAGTGAAACAGCTACAAATAACGAAGACCCATATAACGATCGTCCCTCACCAGAAGTTCAAAAATATATTGATCTTATAAAAGCCAAAAAAATTCGTCTGTCAGAATTACATCCTGATATGATGGAAGCAGTTAAAAAACGTATATAATGAATAACAAAATAACATTAATAACTCCTCCTGATTTTTTTGAGAATGAATCATTTAGTATATTGTTCATTCACCTTAGTGATGATGATCAAGCTACAGTTAGCGAATGGCTAGCCAAGGCTGATTTAACCGAGCATGTGAATATATATTTTTATGATCATGAAATAGATGTACCATGGTTCTTGCACGCCTTGGCAAGATGCGAATATAAGTATATAGACCTAGACGGACTTAACTATGCTACCTCTGCATTGAGCGGGTATATAGTAGGTAAGAAAAATACATATTATAAAACCGACGATGAAAATGAATCCGCAGTTTATCATTACATAAATCAAAATCGAATAACTACTATACAAACCTTTTTAGAAAGAACATTTAATGGCAAAATCGGAAAAAACTCACAGTTGTGATTTTTGCGGAAAAAGTAAAGAAGATGTAGAGAAGTTAATTGTCGGTGGCCTTGCAGCAATTTGTAATGATTGTGTTGATCTCTGTGTTGATATACTTGTAGACGAAAAAGTAAAAGTTCCCGCCGATACAAGTAAATTACTAAATCCAGTGTTGATCAAAGACTATTTAGACGAATACATTATAGGACAAGACCAGGCTAAAATTTCTTTAAGTGTAGCAGTTAGTCAACATTTTAAAAGAATAAACAACCCTAGTACTTCTATCGAATTAGAAAAAACCAATGTGTTATTACTTGGTCCAACTGGTTGTGGTAAAACAATGATGGCTAGGAAAATTGCACAATATCTAGACCTCCCATTTGCTATATGTGATGCAACAGGAATTACAGAAGCAGGATATGTGGGTGATGATGTAGAAAGTATTCTTACTCGTTTAATCAGCGAAGCCGATGGCGATATTGAAAAAGCTAGTAGAGGTATTGTTTACATTGATGAAATCGACAAAATTGCACGTAAAGGCGAAAGTGCCAGTATTACCAGAGACGTAAGTGGTGAGGGTGTACAACAAGCATTGTTAAAAATGATCGAAGGTTGTGTAATGCGAATACCTTCAAATAGTAAAAGAAAGCATCCTGGTAGCGATATGCAAGAAATTGATACTCGAAGTATATTGTTTATTTGCGGAGGTGCGTTTGTTGGTTTAGATAAAATTATTAAGCAACGAATGGGTAAACGTTCAGTGGGATTTCATGCAAACTTTAGTAATGCAGAAGATGATAAAAATGTATTTCAAGAAGTAATTACTAAAGATCTTATTAAATTTGGTCTTATCCCAGAATTCGTTGGAAGGTTTGGACTCATTACCAACGTCGATGAACTTACCGAAGAACAGTTAGTAGAAATTCTTACCAAAACAAAGAATAGCCCAATTAAACAATATGAATATATGTTTAATTTGGATAATATTACATTAGAATTTGACCATGACTCAATGCTCAGTATTGCAGCCAAAGCTAAAGAACTAGAAACAAATGCTCGCGGATTAAAAAACATAATTGAAAAAGTCCTATTGCCCTATCAATTTGATGCTGTTGATTTAGTAGAACGCGGTTTGAATACAATTCGGATAACTAAAGATACGATTGATGGCAAATCAGCCACGATGATTTTTGATAAAAATAAAAATGAGCAAACAAAATAAATTACTAGGTAATAAAATACTTGTAGGAGATTTACCCCTAGCAGTTGCACTTAGAAAGTTCAAACAAAAAGTAGAAGATTCAGGAGTACTGGAAACTGTACGAGCCAAAATGTTTTATGAAAAACCCACTACTGAGCGTAAGCGTAAAAAGGGAGCTGCCAAGGCTCGCTGGAATAAAAAGCTACGCGATCAGCAATTACCTAAAAAAATGTATTGACAGCCTTCTAAGTTTAGTGTATAATATATACTGTTAGCGTGGTGCTAACAAGTTTAACTCTTTTGGATAAGAAAACATTATGACACAAGCATCTCAAATTATGGCCAATCCATTTCCAAACTATGGATACGCTGATACAATTAAAGAAGAATTTGGAGAAAATCTAGAATTGATTTTTGGTCCAAAAAATCAACGAGTTGATTATCGACAACTCAGTCAAAAAGACATAGCAGAACGTCTTGAAAAGATTCCAGAAAAATTGTGGGTGGACCAAACCCGAGGAGGAATGCTGTCAATCCTTGATAGCTGGAAATTGGCCTTGCGGAATCTTGCCGACAGCAAAGCTCTGTGGGGTGTTGATTTCCCACAATTTAATATCATGCCCATGGAAGGAACAGAACGGCATCCTGTAGAAATTTTGATGATTAATTATGGCAGTCAGCGTATCTTGTATCTTCGCCATTGTATTGGCATTGTTTTTAAGTTTGACCCATGGAGTGTGTTTAACGCTATCGGTCGTAAAGACTCATCCAACTATGTTTATGTTAACGACGGCCAACATCGCACTGTTGCTTGTTTGTTCTTTGGTATGCGATATATGGCTGTGCAATATCGTATCAGTGACGACATCACAGTTGATATTGATCAGTTCTGTGCATGTAATGTAGATAACTTGCCCAGCGAGCCGTATGACAACTATCGTAATCGCTCAAGCCGTGCAGAAATTTATATCAATGGCGGTAAGAAGCCATTCCGCGAAGATCAAGAAATGTTGGATATTAAACATTGGGCGACTCGTTGGAAGATTCGTATTTGCCGTGCTAATGATCCGGCAGCTAGTAGCAATCGAGGTATTAGTCACATGGGCGATTTGTTGAAGTCGGCTCGTATGGGCATTGCAAACATGGACATTGCCGCCGCAGTGCATATTCGATGCTACGATGATCAAACTATCAAGTCTGCAAACTTGCTGGGATTAACTAATTTGATCAGTCAACAAGATGTAACTTGGACTATTCCAGATTTAAAGACATCTTTTGATAAAGGCAGTTTGACTAATCCCAAACTGGAACACCTGTCAACGATTGTTTTAGACGAGTTTGGTACAGGTAGTGAAAGTCTTCATGCTAGCTGTAAGAAAGCGGTTAATGACGAGTACGGCAAAGGTAACGGCATTGGTCCTGAGATTAAAGTTGGACATGCATTGTATCATGTCTATGTGTCAAAAGGTAACAAATACTCAATGACTGCTCCGGTGAACAAGTACGGTGAGACAATCCGTGTACATAGTTGGTTGACGTCATAATGACAACTAACGAGCTGATCCTAGCTATCGAGGCTCGTCCTAACAAGATGCCAGATGCAGCCACCTATATTAACGGTGACTACCATCTGGCAGTTATGGAAGGGCGTATGGATTTGAAAATGCTACGTTGTATTTATTGGAGTAGGCAACCCGATTACGATGCAACACCCGAGGAGCTGTATGCAATTAGTCCGGACTACTTTGGAGATAGAAAAGTCTGTTATGGAATGGGTGCTAATAAAGTTACAGATGATTTTATGCATATGCCTAGTCCGGATCATAAAATACCCAGAGTCAAAGGCGGAGCATTGACAATTGATAATTTGGTTATTGTTCCTTTGATCTATAACATTTGGAAACGAGATATACTCAAAGAAGAATGGATCCAATTTAGAGATTGGATGAACGCACATTTAGATTGTTAAGCGGTTGACAAATATAATATATCCTGTTAAACTATACTTTTACATATAGAAAGTAATTTATGTCTCGTCATATGATGCTAGATTTAGAGACTATGGCAGTCTCTCCAAAAGCTACTGTATTATCCCTAGGTGCGGTACACTTTAATCCATATGGAAACGGATACGGGGACAAGCTCTATTTTAAAATTAATATTGACGATCAAGATGCATTGGGTAGAGAAGTGGATCCAAAAACTTTGGAATGGTGGGGGCGGCAAGATCCAGTAATTATGGAAGAAGCATTCAGCGAAGAAGGCAGAATTCCTTTAGTCGATGCTATCGACCAATTCCACAAGTTTGCTTGGGGATGTGACACATTTTGGAGTCACGGTGCTACCTTTGACTTAATGATTATCCAAGATATCTATAGTCAGCTTGGCAAACCACTGCCTTGGAACTATTGGCAACTACGTGACACTCGCACACTGTTCGATCTAGGCTATGATCCAGAGATGCCACAGGGTGCCAAACACGATGCTCTGCAGGATGCTATTCGGCAAAGTGTAGGTGTGCAAAACATCTACGCTAAACTTAAAATAAGAGAAAGATAATATGACCTATAAAACAGTTTATACAGAAGTTGAAGTTGACTTGGAAGAGTTTGACGACTCTGAATTGATTGACGAACTAGAATCACGCGGTTTAATGCAAGTGAGTAATCCATCAAACATTAAAGATTTAGTAGAAAAGATCTGGCTCAAACGCCGTCTAGGTAATCACGATTACCAAATAGAATTGGATCGGTTGATTTACCAAGTGCTTGGTCACATTGTATGATATACCTTAATCTCAATATCCAAAATCCCAAATGGTGGGATCGATTTGAGAGCCGTTGGTGCAAGTCTGGAAAAACTCCTTTCCAGCATAAATTCTGGGAAGTTCAGTTTATGAAAACTCCGGAACTATTTCGAATTGAGTTTAATTGGACTGTACAACATGACCATGCAGGTGTTCGTTTTGAATTAGGACTATTTGGTTATCAATTGGATATCAGTATCTATGACAGCCGTCATTGGGATTACAAGAACAATTGTTGGGAAACGTATGGCAAATCAGACTGATTATTTTAACAAGACCAAATACTGGCCATCTTATTTCTTAGGTGATCGAGTATTTGGCAAATGGAATAAAATCCCATTCATTGGTACAGTGGGTAATGATACTGTGATCAATGAGATCGAAGGACCTCGTATTACTATACATTTAGATTTGCCAATCAAGTTTAACGATGTTATAAACAACATCATTATAGTCAAACATAAAGATATAAAGAAATTAAAGGAAATGTAATGTTAGGGTGCCTAATCTTAGGAGATAGTATCGCAGTTGGTATAGCACAACACCGTCCGGAGTGCATTGCCTATGCTACTGTAGGTATTACAAGTCGCAAGTTTGTTGATCAGCATATTGCAGGTGATCTAAATGCTAATACGGTTGTAGTCAGTTTGGGTGCAAATGATTCTAAGAACATCAAAACTCTTAAAGAATTGTTTGCACTACGACAAGTAATTGGTTCTAAACACGTAGTTTGGATATTACCCGCTAACAATAAAACAGCCGCCGAAGCCGTGAGTATTGTTGCAGATAAGTTTGAAGATAAGTCTATATCTATTGCAGAGTTAAGTAAGGATCATGTGCATCCTACTGCTAGAGAATATAAGCGTCTAGCAAGTTTGACAAAGTAATCTACATTTTTTAATTATATTGTAATCAGCATTATTTGAACCAACCCAATTTTTGGCCGGATTCTTTTCTGCGTTCGGCTTCTTCCCTACTACCCGGCAAACGACTTGCCCAGAGTATGATCAGTGCAAAGAATATACCCATACCCATGGTGGCTTTCCAATTTTGAGTTGCTAGATAAAATAATACAAGGCTAACATCCATACTAATAAACATAAACCATTTACCTTTGGTTGGAAATACGCTACCTTCTTGCCAATCTCGGATAAAAGGTCCAAATAATTTATGATTTATCATGTAGTCATGAAACCGTTTACTACTACGAGCAAAGCAATAGGTGGCAATTAAACTGGGGGTAGACCATGGGATGCCCGGAACAATTACACCAATATAGGCTATACCTAAGAATAATATCCCTGCGGCAAACCAAAGTGTTTTTTTAATTTTTGCTATCATGTAACAGTTCCTTTTTAGTAGTTAGTGAGACAGAATCACTTGACAAAATTATTAGTTGAGTGTATAATATTAACATGTCAACGCAAAATGCATTTATATTTAGTTGGGATCGGTTAGGTATCGAAGCAATTATACCCATCTCTCAGTATGAACATGTTGACAGAGATAATACAATGCGTTTACTAAAAGACGAAACAACTATACCAAACCCTCTTGACAATATTGTTCGAAGTTTGTTATTGCGGGCTAGATTTAATACACACAGGCATTATGAAATCTATGCCATTGATTGCACCAAAGAGATGGATGAAACATTTTGGTGGAAACAATGGAATGAATGCCCGCAAGAAACAGCAGACTTAATTAGACAGCGGGGTCATCAATTATATAGTGATAGAGCAGAAACATATAAGGTAAAGATAACATGATAAACACTAAAATTAACGCATCCCTTGTTTCCGATATTCACCTTGAATTTGGATACCAATCACTTCCCGGAGGAGATTTATTGATATTAGCCGGAGATATCTGTGAATACCGAACTCTCAAAAAGGACTTTCACAGCACCCGCGTAGTTCCTTATACTCCCGGTGGATTGAATGCCTATGATTTCTTTTATCACGAATGTGCCAAATATAAGAAAGTGTTCTATGTGCTAGGAAATCACGAATTCTATAATCATAGATTGGATAAAACTTATAATGATTTAAAATCCTTGATGCCCCCCAACGTGACCATTCTGGAAGATGAAGTAGTAGAGTATGAAGGTGTCATGTTCATGGGTGCTACATTATGGACCGACATGAACAAGGGTGATCCTATTACCCTTCATTCCATGAGAAGTTTTATAAATGACTACAAGGTTATTCAAAACTTCTATCCTGCTAAAAGTCTCTATCATAAATTGACACCGGAACATACTGTGGCTATTCATCGTAAGACCAAACAGTATTTTAAGTCTGTGTTGGAAATGAACAGAGATAAACCTTTTGTGATTATTACACATATGGCTCCTAGCTACATGAGTATACATGAAAAGTATAAACATGAGACTACTAGTAATGGTGCCTATGCTAGTGACATGAGTGAGTTTATTTTAGATTTTCCTAATATAAAATACTTTCTTCACGGTCACATGCATGACCCAGTAAGTTACAATATAGGAACGACAAGAGTAATAAGTAATCCCAGAGGATATATTCCATGGGAATCCGGTAATGGTTTTGATCCAAACTTTACAATTGAGGTATGATATGAACGAACGAATTAAACAAATCACAGGACAGGTGCTAGATGAGATAGTGCCCGAGACTTGGGTGGCGTTGGGCTACGATAAAATCAAAGAAATTCAAAATCGTACTGCCGAGTTGATTATTAAAGAATGTATTGATGTTGTTGGTAAAGCAACTGCTAGTCCAAACGGATATCAGGCTCTTATGAAACATTTTGGAGTTGAGCTATGAACGAACGAATTAGACAACTTGCTGAACAGGCTACTACTCGTATTGAACCAACATCCAACAGTGGCGAAGGATGGATCTTTGACAAAGAAAAGTTCGCCGAGTTGATTGTGAAAGAATGCGCCCGCATTGCACGAGCAACCCCTTGTCCGTACGAAGAAGATGAAGTAAGACAGCGGCTTGGACACACGTGGGATATGGCTTCGTTGGAAGCAGGGCATGGTATTAGCAAACATTTTGGAGTTGAAGAATGAAACTAACAGTCCACAGTAGAAACAAACTCTTGCAAACCTTTAAACGTTGGGATGTGCCCGAGGAGTTTGCTGAACCGTTTTACAACTATCTAGTCTGGGGTTTTAGACCAGGCGGCTGTTTTGAGGCAATCCTGTGCAACGACTTTGCCAAAGCAATCCGACGTAGCCATCCTGGCAATACTGTTCCTGCGTTCAAGGCCTTAGTGGGTTGGATTGACAGCACAGTACCAGAAGTAGCACGTGGCAGTCATAAACAGATTTTGTTTTGGTCCAGCTGTGATGAAGAGCAACGTAGAAGTATTTTGGAAGAACACCGGTTGATCTATACCAGCAAAGAAGAAGTCATGTTGATTCTAAAAGATGAACACACAGTAGAACCACATTTATATTAAGGATAAAATGAGATACATTACTAACAAATTTGATTCTATTCGACTGCCCTGTGAGGAAGGTATGTTGGAATGGTTGCAGGAAAATTATCCAAACTCTCAGTATAGAATTGTGGAGGCATGATGTCTAGCACTGTAAGAATACCTTGGACCATTGAAACAGATAAGGGCGTCTGGTGGGGCAACGTCTGTGCTTGGGCAATCGAACGATTTGGTTTGCCTGGCGGAAAGTTTTTTGCCCATGCCAACGAGATATATATGGATTTCATCTTTGAAAGCAACAAGGATGCATTGGTCATGGCAATCATGTGGAATGCTCAAATTGTTCCAGACGACAGACTCGCAGTGGAACATGTTGGTAAGATGTTCAATGCTTAAGAAACGTGCCTTGTCCGCCTCAAGAGACATGTTAATAGATTCTTCGTACGATGTCTATTATTATACAAATGCGAAATACCTCGAAACTGGATATGCCGATACTCAACTTAAATGGCCCTATTGGGTTCGACCTTACTACTACTCTACGACAGAATTTCAAGAGATGACCAATTGGTTAATAGAAACAATGGGCAATTGTAATTGGTTTACAGAAAACGCTCGTTGGGTTGGTAGTGATCAAAAGTATTGGTTCCGTGATGAACGTGATCGTACTATGTTTATTTTGAAATGGTCATGAATTTACAAGATCAAATACTAACTAAGATTGCTAAAGAAATGCAAGAAGCAATTGATCAAGACGTTATGTGGAATATGCTTAAAGCCCAAGGCTGGACTTGTGTTAGTATATCAAGATTTCAAGATAATAAACATGCAATAGACATAACTTATTGGCTAGAAGAAAATGTTAAAAATTATGAGCGCAATGGTAGAGATTTTATTTTTAAATCTAAAAAAGATGCTGTTAATTTTATTTTAAAATGGGTATAGTAAGATAAGAAATTGTATTTCAAAGATGAATATAAGTTGTCGAAAGGACAGTGGTTGTTCAAAGACCCTAGAGATGCTACAATGTTTATTTTAAAGTGGTCGTGACCGTGTGAAACCTAATCCCAACGAATCTATGGAATCGTGGAGCAACCGTGTCCGCATGTTTGAACACGGCCACGCTATGATGCAGATTGCACAGGGCAAAGATGTAGATCGAGTATTGGAAGAAATGGCACGTAGGATTATGGATAAACTATTGCACCCTATATACAAAGCCATAGCCAACACCGAATCTACCTATGATGTAGAAGGAGGTAAAAAAGAATACAAAGACAAGTTTATTGATCAGGTGCCAAGAGCATCAGATCATATTGATGATACAATCAATTGACAATTATTTATTATAGTGGTATAATAAATAAAGCTGTAAAAGACCTTATGGCTTTTACATGGGCACAATGCCCGCTCACTTACTAAGGAGAAATTAATGAGCAAAAGAAATCATGTTATAGGTATCGACCTTGGAACTACAAATTCCTGTGTGGCAGTTATTGAAAATGGCGTCACAAAAATTATAGAAAATTCAGAAGGCAATCGCACTACCCCAAGTATTGTTGCATATGCCAATGATGAGATCCTTGTAGGTGCTAGCGCAAAACGCCAAGCAGTTACAAATCCAAAAAATACAATCTATGCAGCTAAACGTCTAATTGGACGTAAATTTAAAGAAGAAGCTGTGCAAAAAGACATTGACCTAATGCCCTACAAAATTGTAGAAGCAGAAAACGGCGATGCTTGGATAGATGTGAATAATGAAAAACTGGCACCTCCACAAATTAGTGCAGAAGTGCTACGTAAAATGAAAAAGACAGCAGAGGATTATCTAGGACACGAAGTTACACAAGCAGTTATCACAGTTCCTGCATACTTTAATGACAGTCAAAGACAGGCAACTAAAGACGCTGGTTTAATTGCAGGACTTGAAGTTCTACGTATTATCAACGAACCAACTGCGGCAGCTCTTGCGTATGGCGTTGATAAAACTGATAAAAGAGATCGTAAGATTGCAGTTTACGACTTGGGTGGTGGTACATTTGATGTTAGTATTATTGAAATTGCACACATCGACGGCGATAAACAAATTGAAGTACTGAGTACTAACGGCGATACGTTCTTGGGTGGTGAAGACTTTGACCAACGTATTATGGATTTCTTGGTTAATGAATTTAAGAAAGACTCGGGCGTTGATCTTAAGAAGGACATGCTGGCGCTTCAGCGTTTGAAAGAAGCTGCTGAAAAAGCCAAGATTGAACTTTCAAGTTCTGCACAAACAGATGTTAACTTGCCTTATATCACAGCAGATGCAAGCGGTCCGAAACATATGAATGTTAAGATCACCCGTGCTAAATTAGAACAACTTGTTGAAGAACTAATTCAGCGTAGTGTTGCACCTTGTAAAACTGCTATGGCAGATGCAGGCGTTACTGCCAGTGATATCGATGAAGTTATCCTCGTTGGTGGTATGACACGTATGCCCAAAGTTGTTGAAACAGTTGAAAAATTGTTTGGCAAAGCACCACGTAAAGATGTTAACCCAGACGAAGCAGTGGCCGCAGGTGCAGCTATCCAAGGTGATGTTCTAGGTGGTGGACGTAATGACGTTTTATTGCTAGACGTTACTCCGTTGAGTCTTGGTATTGAAACACAGGGTGGCGTAATGGCCAAGTTGATTCAAAAGAATACAACTATCCCTACTAAGGCCTCACAAACGTTTTCAACTGCTGACGACAATCAGCCAGCTGTTACTATCAAAGCATTCCAAGGCGAGCGCGAGTTTGTACAACATAACAAATTGTTAGGTGAATTTAATCTAGAAGGAATTCCACCTGCACGTCGGGGAATTCCTCAAATTGAAATTACATTTGATATTGACGCAAATGGTATCATGCACGTAAGTGCCAAAGATAAAAATACTGGTAAAGAAAACAAAATCACCATTAAATCTAACAGTGGTTTGAGTGAATCGGAAATCCAAGATATGATCAAAGATGCTGAACTCAATGCAGAAGCAGATAAAACGCAACGTGCGTTAGTTGATGCTCGAAATACTGCCGAATCTACTGTTCACGGATTTAAAGATGATATTGAAAAATACGGCGATAAAGTTCCACCTGAAGAAAAGACCAAGGTTGAAGATGCAATCAAAGGTATCAACGATGCTGTCAAGGGGGACGATGTTGAAGCAATACAAAAAAGTATTTCAACTCTTTACGAATGCATGGGTTCTATTACTGCTGCAAAACTTAAAGCAGAAGAGGAAGAAAAAACCGCATCTGGCGAGTCTGAGAAACCCGCAGATGATAATATAGTTGATGTAGATTTTAAAGAAACAACTGAGCAAGCTAAAAAGGCTGCTTAATAAATAATATCGTGGGATACCTATTAAGGGTCCCACTTTAGGGCATAGTGCCCAATGTTGTCACTTACTTTTAAAGGAGAAAATTATGACACAATTAGTACGTTTTGATACCAACGCTCTAAACAGAGCACTCTTAGGATTTGATTCAATGTTTGACGATTTTGAACATCGTTTTGCAAATCAACTCAAAGACAATTACCCACCTTACAATATTGTTAAACACGACGATGCCTCTTACGAGATTGAAATCGCTGTTACAGGTTTTGCTAAGGATGAAGTCACAGTTGAGATTGATCAGAATCAACTCATTGTTAAGGGTGTTCGAGACAAGAGCAATGATATAACTGCTGAGTTTTTACATCGTGGACTTTCATTCCGCGATTTCACACGTAGCTGGACATTAGCTGAACACATGGAAGTTGGCGAGGGTAAGATTAAGAATGGCGTGCTTACAATTGAATTAAAGCGTATTGTTCCCGATGCATTAAAACCTCGTGTATTAAAAATTAAAGCTGAGTAAACCCCCGGGGGCATTTGCCCCCACTAAATTAAATAAAATTATGACCACTGATACAATCATTGAAAAAAAGTCTAAAACTACAAATGTAAAAGAACCTGGAAAATTTAATGTTATTGTTTGTAATGATAATTCCACCCCCATGGAATTTGTTATTGCAATGTTAATTTTAATATTTAGGCATAATGAAAGCACAGCAATGGAATTAACTTTAAAAATTCATAATGAAGAAAGTGCAATTGTTGGCACATATACTCATGAGGTTGCAGAGCAAAAACAATTAGATGGAACCAATTTAGCAAGGCTGCACGGTTGGCCTTTGATAATTAAGATAACCGCAGAATGAGAAAATATTATGAGCTTAAAAGAATTAACCGCTGAAAAACATCAACAAGCGGAAGATACCCCTTTTATGAAGGCAGTGTTTGCAAAAACCCTGCCTTTTGATTTATGGGTAGATTTCACTTACCAAAAACAACTATGGTATAACGAGATCGAACATGCTGCTCGTCAAGCAGGATTGTTAGATGCATTACCGGGGTTTGAACGTGCAGGATTAATCATGGACGACTACAAAGCTATGGATAAACCTATAGGAAGTTTTAATACATATAAATCAATAACTAAAGATTATGCTAGTTATATAAGGTCGTTAGATGATCCTAAACGTATTATGGCACATCTTTATACATGGCACATGGGAGATCTACATGGCGGCCAAATGATTAAAAAAATTGTGCAAGCACCTCACTCACATTTAGAGTTTGAAGATCGTGCTGAGTTAATTAAAACTGTACGTACTATGCTTTCAGACGATATGGCTGTTGAAGCCAACATAGCCTTTGAATGGGCAATTAAAATAATGGAATCATATGACAGCAGTTTGGGACAAAATTGAAGAATTAGCCAAGAAGTTTGAAGATCGATTCAATGCTACCGGTGAACCGATAACTGGTAATTTAGATTACGAGTGGCATAATCAACTTTGGGCAAGTCCTCGATATCGTAGAGCACATATAGAAATTGTAGACAATAGAGAAAGTCACAATATATACATTCTACATTGTACGGTGTTTCCACATTTCAACGACTCTAGTCCTATTTTTGGGTTTGATGCTGTATGCGGTCCAAACAAAATTACAGGTGCATTCTGTGATTATAGTTCAGCAGGCGATCCTAGTCATCCTATGATGCATTGGTTCGCTAATGAAACACTATATTACAACTGGCAACGACCTAGAAACCTTCCTGAGTGGGCAAGTAGTATATTCAGTCCTGCCATGGTTGCCGCAGGTAATGTAAGAATAGGTGAAGAATTAGATAACTTATGCGAATTAGCCACTAGAACATTAGATTATTACCTAAAACATGTGGGAAACACACAGCAAGATCTAGCAGATTATCACATGGCACAGAATCGGTATTGTCATTATCAAAAGCAGAATCCTCACGTAATTAAAAGTATGGTTGCTATGGGTGTAGAAGAATCTAAAATGAAAAAATTTGTTAGCGAAATTCTGTTTCCAGAAGTGGTATAAATACTTGTTATGAGAGCAAGAGAATTTTTACCAGAAACATATTTGACCAATAAGGAAATGTTCAAGTACAAGGACCATCCTAACAGAGATAGAGTTCCTATTTTCTTAGATAAAATAATAATGCAGACACCTTTTACAATTAAAACAGCAGCGGGCGAAGAAAAAGTTATATTTGATCCCACCCAATACGACGAAATTGCTCAAAATTTGGAACAAAACAACACCAATTTCCAATTAAAAACAATAGAAGAGCCACCAAGGTTTATTTCATTTGGTAAAATTAAAAAAACAAAAGAGTTTGGCGGAGAAGGTTCATTCTCTCGAGAAAGAAAAGAACAAGCTCAAATTGCCGGGTTATCTGAAGAATTAGAAAAATTAAAAGCAGGTCAACCTTTTATTAAATTAATAGTCGGCAAGGGATCAATAGTTAATGCAGCAAGATTTGAAAAAACGCCTGGAAGGGTAAAAAGCGATATGACGGTCGTTAATGAAAATAATGAGCCGGTTGCATATGTCAGTCTAAAAGCAGATAATTTTAAAAAGTGGGGTGGTTTTACACATTTAGTCGGATCATATCCAACTATAAAAGCATGGGTCGATAAGATAAAAGAAATTACAGGAGGAGAATTAGGTCCACGAGAATCATTTGGACTTCACCTCAACAACAATGAAATTAAAAATAAAATTGTTTTTGGAAAAGATTTTGGACAAGATGTTGGAGTTTCTAATGTTAATTGCGTTCTAGTAGGTAAAGTTTCTATAGCTCCAGCAGGTTCGGGTGTGTTTAAATTAAATGGTGACACTGTGTATGATAATGGTGTTACTCCTACTGGTATATACGAACCCTATCTTACAGTTAGGTACATGACAGGTAGACCGGATCTAGGTCTTAAGAATGCTAGAGCAGAAACTAATACAAAGAACGAAACTAGAAAAGTCAAATGGCTAGATGACCTTACACTATCTCCACCCGAAGCACCACCCGCACCACCCGTTACTACAGCAACAACAACAACAACACAATCAGTACCCGGAGCAGCACCAGTACAAGATACAAGTACACCGGGAATTCGTAATCAAGATCGAACCATGCAGGGATCTAAAGAATTAATGGGCCCTGAATCTATTATTAAAATTTAACAAAACATTATGAAACCTACTATTGCCTTGTTCATGCACTGACCAATATGTAGCATACAGATATCCCGCTTGCTATTAAAGAAAATTAATCCCTAGAAACTTCCCCAATAAATACAGTTAGGAGAACAACAATGGAATTTATTCTTACATATGTTATTATAGGATTTTGTACAGTATTTGGCTGGAATGCTGGTCAAAAAGTTTGGGACAAATATATTGAACCCGAAATTAATATAGAACAACCGGCAATACAACATGACACAACAAGATCAAAATAAAAAAACATGGTTTGATTGGTATGAAATAATCGTCGACCATATATTAAGAATATTATGGCTAATAATATTGATCATGTGGATTAATTCAGAACATACAATATTCAAATGAAGCCTACTATTGCCCTGCTTAAAGATTATTCTTCCAAAGAAGCAGAAGAATGCTGCGATGGTGTGGTTAAAGTGCTTTCACCATACTACAATATTAAAATGTTTAGTCACGCACAATGCAATTCTAGTACATTTAAGAATGTAGACATGGTTGCATTGCCTGGTGGTGTGGGAGAAGCCGACGACTATGATGGATATTTTCTAAGAAAATCCGCAAACGCAATGGCAGACTATGTTAGTAATGGCGGCCGTTATCTGGGAATATGCATTGGTGCATACTGGGCCGGAAAACACTTCTTTGACATATTAGACGGTGTAGATGCTGTGCAATACATTAAACGCCCCACTGCTGATATCAGACGTAGTTATAATACAGTTGCATCGGTCATATGGAATAATACGCCTCAGAAAATGTTCTTCCGCGATGGATGTGCTTTTGTAGGTGATGCTAAAAAATTCACCACCATTGCTTCATATGCAAACGGTGACCCAATGGCCATAATACAGAATAGAATTGGACTTATGGGAGCATGTCCCGACAGTTTAGAATCTTGGTATGCAACGCCGTACTTAAAGCGGCATTGGCATCACGGCCAACATCATACCCTACTGCTGGACTTTGTTAATAATTTAATGTCACGTTGATATTGTTAATCGTACATAATTTGGCTAGAAAATCTTGTTTTAACTCAAAACGGTATAAATAGTTTTCAAGGAGGGGCAACCTATGAAACAACGAAAATTAATTTCTGAGTTGTATAAGGCATGCTTCGACCACGATGCCGAGAAACAGCTTGAACTTCGTAAGAAAGAATTCGCCAAAATCTTGAAACACAAGGCCGAAGGCAAACCATTCACACACAAGTGGACCATAGTTCAGATTTAACACAGAGATGAAAGCCCCGCAAGGGGCTTTTTCACGGCGAGCAAGGGCCTGTTACAAATCCACCGGGGGTATCCGGTTTACATGTAGTGGGCAGTGGTGTACACGGTCCAACTACAAATCCATTGG